TATTAAAATTTTTATGCAAAATTTTGATAACCGCGAACGTGGCGAAAGTCTTCTTTCTTTTCTCCTTTCCTTCTCTTACAAAGCGAACGGTTACTTTTCATTGCTCACTTTTCTTTCAAAGAATAACCGAGGCGATCCCCTCCGTGTTATTGCTTTCCTGCTTTTCAGCACTACCTGATATAGGCTTTATTAAATCACTATATTCGGTCATGTTTGATTGGTTACAAAGACATAAGCGTTTGAACGAGATAAATTTCGTGCGGCAACTCCAGGACAGTGGACATCATTTTGTATCTTTCCAACATTCACCTGTTAAATATTTTGAACTCATTTCTTTTAGCAATTTGATTGAAAAAATTTTGATTTTGCAATTGGTTTTGTTATTTATTTTGTGTGATTTGTGTGTTGGTTTTTTAACTAGTTGTGTTTATTTCCCTGTGTTGACATTGTGTAAAATGACCACTGAAATTATCCAGCAGGGTATCCCTGCCCAGTTACTTGAAGAGAAAGCAGCAGCTTTTAAAAGAGCAAAGGTTGCTAACAAACCATTGAAGGATATCATTCCTTCTTCATCACAGTTGTATGAGAAAAATTTTTCTTTCTTTGAGAGATTGAAGATGTGCTCCAATAAACGTGTGTTAAATTTGATGGAATTACCAGCTGGTTCGTGTGCTAAGTATGCACACATGAAGGTTGAGAAGTTGAGGGCACTTCCTGTTCAGACTATTGATCTTCCTTTGGTTCCACGGGAACAAGTTGTTGGTGCAGAAAATATTTATCGGAGTTCAAATCTGGGTGCATCAGCAGCTGCTACAGCCATGCACGTGGGTGCAATGGAAGTGATTATAAATAGTTTTGCGTCACCCTCTAGTGATCTGATGACTGCCATGATGCTTGTTGACACCGCCCATAAGAGGCCAGAAAATGCTATCCGTAGCATTTTCATAGCTCCGATGTGTGGTGGTAAGCCTGTGCGAGTGGTGGTTTTCCCAAACACCCTAGTGCCCCTGAATGCAGATATGAATTCAAGATTCAAGTTGGTGTGTTCCATGCCCAATTGTGATTTTGCTGAAGGAGCTCCAATAGCTGACATTTCCCTCAACTTGGTGGGGTGCGTAACTGGTCTAGAACGATCTTACGTACCAACCCCCTTACTAGTAGAGGAGTATAATAAGGAAAGAGGTGTCATTGTTGATTATTTGGGCAAGAACACACACGCGTTGCATTTATCTAATGATGTTACACCCGAACAAATTGGGGCTATGACCTTTGAGTTTAGTCATGAGGGTCCTTCCGAACTTGGTGTTGATGTGAATGGCAATTGTACCTTTAAGAGAGGCGAGAAATTGAGTTACACTATTGGGGGTTCAAGTAGCGGAATTCGCAGAGCACTCGAGAGTTCTACAGAACGCCACTTGGATCCTCGTGACGATGCAGTATGCCACACTTTTGCGCAGACTAGCACGGACCTGTTCCGTTTATCTCTTAATGATACGAAAGAACCAGAGGGTTCTTTGTTGAACACTAGATTTGCGCAGATAAAGGTGCGCATTCCCAAAAGCATGGAAGGAGGAGTTGTTCTGGCTAATAAGGATTTCGGTTCCTTGATCCCAGTTTCCAATTTTAGGGCATACTCCAGTCTGGCACGCACGCATCGCATTGAGGGAGAAATTTTGTGCATAAGTACAATAAATCTCCCTGAAACGACCGGATGTTGTCTAGCAATTTGCATAAATAGTGTTTCGAGTGGCAATTCCAGTACAGACATTTTCAATACGGGGGCACAGGAAAGGGTTTTGTGGAATCCAGCATGTTCAAAGAACAATGTGTTTTCCTTCAATCCCAATCCATGCTCTACTGCCTGGAGTTTGGAATTTCTTAAGCGTACAAAATTGAGAGTAACGGTGCAATGTGTGTCAGGGTGGACAACAGTTCCCCAAACAGACCTTCAAATGACCATGGATTGGTACGTTTCCAACAAGTCCTGTGTGCCTAGAACATATATGTGTGCTGGAGGAATGCAAGATGTCGTTATGAATCGCTGGATGGGTAAGTTGGTTTTCCCTCAAGGCATAGATTTGGGTTTAATTCGCATGCCTTTGGCCATAGGGGGTGGAGCTGGAGCAGAGAAAGCAATTCTAATGAACATGCCCCATGCTACTACTAGTACGTGGCGGTATTATCGTGAGGAATTTGTTTTTGAGGTTAATAAAATGAGTTCTCCATTTATCAAATCCACCATTTGTTTCTTTATAGGCTTTGGTGATTTGGATGAAACAGTGACCAATTTGGAAGATTTTCCGAACAAGTTGGTGCAGTTTGGCGAAATAGCGGAGAAGAAAGAGTTGATATTTTCTCATGATGAATTCTTGACAGCTTGGTCCACGCAGGTTGATCCTAATAAGGCCATTGCTAATGATGGGTGCCCTTATTTGTATGCTTTGGTTCATGATGCAACCTCCAGCACTATAGCAGGAGATTTTATTCTAGGGGTCACTCTGAAAACCATTAAAAATTTTGTGGGCATGGGCCAAAATCCAGGAATTCAAGGTGCTAGGTTACTTGGTGCCAAGGCACAAGGTCCTTTTTCCGGTGTTGACCAAAGATTTTACAGTCCCGTTTACAAGATTAGGACCCCACTTAATGGAGTTAAGGGTCCGGGCGCCAGTTTTTCCTGTGATCTCTTGAACGGGGATGTTGTCACTGATGTGAATAAGGACTGGGTAATTCAAAGATTCAATAGTCCTGTAGCAAATCTGCTCAAGACGGCAGCGTGGAAGAAAGGAACGTTGCATGTGAAAGTTTCAATGTTGGGTTCTGGGACCAAGCATTCTGATTGGCAAAATGTTACACAGGTTATTTTGAAAAATAGTCTGAATACCAATAGTTATGCTGCCAACACTTGGAGCATTGCAGAACCTGGGGCATTCATGTTTCATTTCCCTCTAAACATAGTGGGACCCAACAATGGTTTTGAAATGAGGAGTAGTGACTGGGCTTCACAAACCAGTTGGTTTTTGTCTTTTGTTATAAGCAATCCAGAGCAGTGCGTGTTTTATGAGATTGATATGGCCTTTGGTGAGGACTTTGAGGTGGCAGGAAATAATATGATGCCGCCTTTTGATTTGGACACAAGTAACACTCGTAGTCATAGTGCAATAGTTAGGATGTTAAATAAAACTAGTCAACCTGTGGAACTTGCTACAGCACCTCAAGTCTCCAGAACTTTGCGAGATCTCCCACAGAGTATGAGTAAGTAGTTTTCTTCCGCTTTTCTTTTGTAGTGTGTGGTTTTCTTTGTTTCTTCTTTTCTTTTCTCTTTCCTTTTCTCTTACTCCTGCCTGGCAGGTCGTGCCTTCAGTAAGCACAACAAAAATATGCATTTATTAGAGTATTTCTTTCTTCTTTAGCATAAAGGTATTGAAGACCTATAAACTTCGTCCGGGTTGGGGAAAGTACCAGCTTAGCATATCTTTAGAAAACTATATAGAGCTCTTTACCTTGAGTTGTTTCCTAAAGTTTATGCAAAAAA